CGTTTCGTGCGCTCGTACAAGGAGAACTGCGAGGGCATGTTCAAGCAGTTCCTGAGCCGCCTGGAGGACAGCAACCCGCAGTGGACGGTTGCCGCCTGGACGCAGACGTGCGACCCGATGAACCTGGTCGGTCTGACGCTGGGCGCCGTGTTCCAGTTCGAGGAGTACACCAATGAACAGGGCGACGACAAGGAGCGTTTGAACCTCGTGGGCGTGTACTCCGTCGATGATATCCGCGCCGGGAACTACAAGGTTCCCGAGCGCAAGGACAACCGCACGCACGCCACACCCAAGCCTAAGGTTGGCGGAGGCGTGAGGGTGGGGGTCGCCGACACCATGCCTGCTGGCGCTTCGGCAAGAACCGTAATGGAGATGCCGCCAACGCCCCAGCCGCCCGTGCAGCCGGTGCAGACGGTGGCCCCGGCGCCGTACCCGGCCTATCCGCCGCAGCTCGCGCCCTACCCGACGACGCGCCCCGTGCCGTATGACCCGAACATCCCGTTCTAGGCATGGGCGGCGTGTATCTGGAGGACACGCGCCAGCAAGCCGGCAAGCATGAGGTGAAGCACGAGTGGTGGGCCGATCGGGGCATCACCCTCGTGCGGAGTAAGCTCGCCTTTGGTGACTATTGTCGCCCTCCCGAGGTGGCGGTGGACACCAAGGCGAGCATCGCCGAGCTCGCGATGGATATCGACCGGGAGCATGCCCGGTTCCGTCGCGAGCTGATCGGCGCGCGTGATGCCGGTGTACGGCTGTATGTCCTCGTCGAAAACGACGCGGGTGTGACTGATTTGAGTTCCCTAGCGTTGTGGACGGAGCCAGATGCCGATTTTAGGCTCCGAAAGTACGCGCAGCGGCGCATAGAGGGCAAGCGCCTGGCGAAGGCGTGCAGGACCATGTCAGACCGTTACGGCGTGATGTTTCTGTTCTGCGCTCCCGAGGATGCCGCTCGCATCGTGACCGAGATTTTGGAGGGACGTTATGGGCCTGAGTGAGTTCGGCGCGGCGGCTGTCGCATACGCCGAGCGCGGCTGGGCCGTCTTTCCCCTGATCGCCCGAGATAAGGTGCCCGCCATTCACGGCGGGTGCCGCTCGGCACTGGCCGATCCGGTTCAGGCGCGCGCGTGGTGGAGCGCCAACCCGCGCCATAACGTCGGCATCGCCTGCGGTGCCGTGTCGGGTGGGCTGGTCGTCATTGATATCGACGTTGATGAGAGCGAGGGCGAGGATGGGCGTGAAACGCTGGCCCGCTGGGAGGACGAGCACGGGGCCCTGCCCGCGACCGCGACGGCGATCACGGGGCGCGGCGGCATGCACCTGTTCTTCCGCGTTGACCATGAGGTGCGCAACAGCGCTAACAAGGCCCTGGGTGTGGATGTGCGCGGCGATGGCGGCTATCTGGTCGCACCACCCTCGGTACACCCCAACGGCAGGCGCTACACGTGGCTCGCGTCGTCGGAGGAGGTCGGGGTCGCCGAGGCGGATGCCAACGTCCTGGCGTTCTTGGATTTCGTGCGCCCTGCAGCGGCGACGGCTGAGGCGCGCCCGGGCGGCACATCGGGCCCACGCTTCACGCTGCCGGAGGAGATCGGCGCGGGTGCGCGCAACGACACGCTCTTCCGGTATGCGAGCTCGCTGCAGGCGCAGGGTAAGGACGATGCCCATATCCGCGCCGCGGTCGAGGCGGTGAACGGCGAGCGGTGCTTTCCACCGTTGCCTCAGCAGGATATCAAGAAGATCTTGGGCAGCGTATGCTCTCGCTATGAGAAGGGCCGTCCACGTGCTTTTCGGAAGCTCGACAAAAACGGGAACCCGACCGGTCCCGTTCGCCATAACGTGGTGGCGCGTGAGCTGATTGATGCCCACAGGGCCTGCATCATCGACGGAGCGCCCGCCATCTGGGATGGCAAGCGCTATGCCACGGGCTGGCAGGAGATCAACCGTGCGACCATCGACCTGTTGGACGATTGCAAGATGGCGGATCAGAAAGAGGTTCGAAACTACATCCTGCACATGGCGCCAGAGACCAAGGCATCGTCTGCGACGCTGATGGGCTTTGCCAACGGCGTGCTGGACCTTGAGCACGGGCTGGTTCCCCAGGCGGCGGACATGGTTATCACCAACATCATCCCGCACTCGTACCGCGCCGACGCGTACGACGAGGCGGCCGACAAGTTTCTGGACCGGATCAGCTGCGGTCGCGCCGAGGTGCGTGCGAACCTTGAGGAGACGATCGGCATGTGCATGTACCGGAGCAATGAGTTTGGCCAATGCCCGGTGCTGATCGGCTCGGGGTCGAACGGCAAGTCCACCTTCATCCTGGCGTTGCGCAACGTGCTGGGGAACGAGAACGTGAGCTCACTCGATATCAATGTGGTGGGCAAGCAGTTCCAGGCGGGCAGGCTCTTAGGCAAGCTCGCGAATTTGGGCGATGATATCTCGAATGAACGGCTGAACGGCGACGTGCTCTCCGTCTTTAAGAAGGTCGTGACGGGAGAGTGGATCTACTCCGACGTTAAGAACGGTGAGGGGTTCGAATTTCGACCGTACTGCACGCTGGTCTTCAGCTGCAATGAGTTTCCATCGCTTGGCGACTCGAGCGAGGGCATGATGCGGCGACTGTTCCCGATACCGTTCGAGGCGTCGTTTGCCAAGTCCGACCCCGATTACGACCCGCGCATCTGGGAGAAGCTCACCAGTAGCGCCGCAGCGGAATACCTCGTGCGCGTGGGCGTTGAGGGTCTGCGGCGATTGATAGCCCAAAACGGCATGACCCCGAACGGCAGGAGCGATGCGCTTGCCGGCGAGGTGCGTGCGGACAACGACTCGGTCCTGAGCTGGATTGAGGATGAGATGCTTGATGGCGATAACTTTGCCGAGGCGGTTATCGCTTGGAGATATGAGGACTACAAGGCATGGTGCGAGTCGAGCGGGCTGCGGCCGTTTGGACGGCAGAAGTTCACCCGCAAGATAAACGAGCGTTATGGCTTTGAGAGCGTCGTGGCCAAGCGGCAGTTTGGCGTGGGTGTCAAGACCGTGCGCGTGTTTAGGCGCCGCGTCGAGTCATAACGGTTTGGTTACGGTCTGGCATGTCGTGCCGTAACCCTTTTGAGCTGGGATTGTTACGCAGTTACACGGTTACGGATGCCCTTTTCCTATCTCTCTATAAAGGTAAGAAATATATAAGAGATATAGGCTGGGCGCCCCGTAACGTAACCGCGAGATTACGGAGGTTTCTGATGATGATTGAGCACGACGAGATGAACGAGGCCAAGTTTCTCTATGCCTGTGCATCGATGAAGGTCGCGATTGCGAGTTTTCTGGAGGTCTGCGAGGTCTACGGGTGCGCGAGCGATGAGCTCGTGAAGATGCTCGACGAGTCGCGCGAGGCCATCGACGGCCTGATGAGGGCATGAGCCGCCCGGGTCCTGCCGTTCCCTGGACGTGCCGGCAGGAGGAGATCGTGCGCGAGCAGAGCCACCTGGGGGCCGCGGGCGTGCGCGAGGCGATCTACCGTGAGACGGGGGTGTTCCGGACGGTGCGCTCCGTCGAGGCGCATGCGAGCCGAATCCATGTGTCGCTGAAGGTGCGTCCCCAGTGCCCCGAGTGCGGGGTGATCGGCGTGCGTCTGGTGCGTACGACCGGAATGTGCCCGCTGTGCACCGAGCGGCTGCACGTCGAGGAGGAACGGGCGTATAACGAGCTTCTCCAGGCTGAGGCGGCAGGTGTTGAGGGTGCTGAGCTTGAGGCCCTGCAGCGCGAGTACGCGCGGTTGAGGCAGGCGAACTCGCGGCTGCGAAGGCGGTACGGGTTGAGGGGGAAGCGGGAACGAGGCTGATCCGTTAGGCTCTCACTCGTGAGCCGGCTACGATTATGTCTTCGATGATTGCATACTCAGCCGTGTGGCTGAGGAAGGAGTGCGGCTCCCACGTCCTCGTTTCATCATTCCATTCCAGGTCACTTATGATTTCCGGTCTGATTCCGTCTGTGCGAACTCTAAATGCCCGTTCTGCCCTAATTATGACTGGATGGACGGTGGGCGGATTGGTGACACGTTCTAGAGGGCAGCCTTGAAATAGTGTCGCTTCTAGGAAGAGCCCCTCGTTTTTATGGAGCGGGATGAGGCAGATCGCGCTGTAAACAATTGCATCGCATGCCATCTGACTTTTCAGGATATAGTCGACCCTATCTGGCAGCGTGCCGGGTAGGGTCAGCTTGTTTAGCAAGCCGGAAAGTGCCTCCCCGCCTTTGGTCTTGAATCTAGCTGGGGCTTCGAAGTCGCCGGTTTTAACGTACTGGAACTTTGGCATAGCCGCTCCTGTCTACCGTGTATGCATCCATTTTACTGAGGAAGACGAACTCGAGGCGGCGACAAAGGTGCGAGTTGGGGGCGGGAACAAGGTTAAATCTTAGCTCTCGGCTAATGGCTGGGAACCCACACTTGACTATACTCGGGGCTATTGTCTATGAAGGGGGAAATGCTATGAGATGCCCGAAATGCGGCTCGACCAATGTGATGGTCAACGTCGTTCAACAGACGAAACTCGTCGACAAGCACCATGGAATCATCTGGTGGGTGTGTATTGGATGGTACTGGATTCCGATTAAATGGCTTTTCTTTACTCTGCCCGCGCTTATTGTGAAGATCTTCGTGCCGAAACGACAGAAGATTAAGCAGAAGACCAAGAGCGTTTGCATTTGCCAAAACTGCGGGCATAACTGGAGAGCCTAACGCTTGAGCCCCGAGCCAACGCCGGTTACTACGGCTGGCCCAGGGCTTTTTAACTTTTGCCTCTTTGTGACCTCCTTCGACCATAAGCGGTAGTTAAACGCTGGTCGGAGGAGGTTTATTTGAAGCCGAAGATTACTGAAGATCTCATCAAGATCATTTGCGAATTGAAAGGCAAAGGGATGTCCAACAAGGACATCTGCATGGCCGTTGGCATCCATGAGGCGACGCTTTATCGATGGTTGAACAAGCCGTCTGCCCGTCTGCATCGCGTGTTAAGCGAGGAATTTAAAAAAGCGGAAGCTCGTTATAAGCAGGAACTGCTCGATACGATTCGCGGCGCCGCCCTCGCGAAGCGACAGTACTGGACTGCTGCCGCCTGGCTTCTGGAGCGAAAGTATCCTGATGAGTTCGGCCGTCCCGAGACGCGAAAGACTGCCGTCGAGTCCGAGGATGCGCCCAAGATCGTGCTCGGCGTCGAGGTGCGCACGGCTACGGGCGATTCGGCGGATACGAATGGTTAAGGCGGCCGATCTCGTCATCCCGTCTTTTCATGATGTGCTGGGCGATGTGATGGCTCATGGCCATACGCATTACTGGATGCACGGTGGTCGAGGCAGCACGAAATCGAGTTTTATCAGCGTGGCTATCGTGCTGCTGATCGTGGCCTTTCCGGAGGCGAACGCCTGCATTGTGCGACGGTTCGGCAATACGCTGAGGGACTCGGTGTATCAGCAGATGCTTTGGGCCATTGAGGCGCTGGGGCTGGAGGGGTACTTCCAGTGCAAAATCTCACCAATGGAAATCATCTATAAGCCTACGGGGCAGAGGGTTGTGTTTCGTGGTGCGGATGATCCGGTGAAGCTGAAATCCGTGAAGTTTACCAAGGGGTATTGCGCGGTTGTCTGGTTTGAGGAGCTGGACCAGTTTGACGGGATTGAGGCCGTTCGCTCGATATTGAACTCTTTGAGGCGTGGCGGCGATAGGTTCTGGATCTTCTACAGCTACAACCCGCCCAAGACGATGTGGTCCTGGGTGAACGTGGAGCGCCTGGAGCGTTGTAGGCGTTGCGACACGATCGTTCGGCATTCTTCTTATCTAGACGTAGTGGAGTCGCATCCTGAGTGGCTGGGCGAGCCCTTTATTGAGGAAGCTGAGTATCTGCGGGAGACGTGCGAACAGGCTTGGCGATGGGAGTATCTGGGGGAGGTTACTGGCACCGGCGGCAACGTGTTCGACAACATCCTCGACATTCGTATGAGCGATATGAGGTGCCGCGGCTTTGAGAGGACGCGCAACGGCGTTGACTGGGGATGGTTCCCTGACCCTTGGCGGTTCGTGCGCTGCGGATGGGAGCCGGGCGCGCGAAGGCTCAGCATTTATAGCGAGATGAGCGCCAACAGGAAGACGCCCGCGGAGACGGGGCAGATGGTCGTGGATGCCATGACGTATAGCGACATGGCTGGGGAGGATGCGTATTTCCATGACGAGCTGATCTGGTGTGACGATACGCCGGATGGAAAGCAGTCGATGGCGGTGTATCGGCGTGACTTTGGGCTGCGGGCGCGTCCGGCGAGGAAGGCCCGGATGCGGCGGCTGTCGTATGACTGGCTGGCGGGACTGCGGGAGATCTGCA